AGAAGCACCGCCGGTATCTCGAAAGGCATCCGGTGGAGTGGATCAAGTTCTTCTTTCCGAACTATGCCAAGTATGAGTTCGCCGATTTCCAGAAACGGGCCATACAGCGCATCATCGCACACGACGAATGGTTCGAGGTGCTTTCGTGGAGCCGGGAGCTCGCCAAGTCTACCGTCTCCATGTTTATCGTCCTGTTCGTCACGCTCACCGGGCGGAAGAAGAACGTCATCATGACCTCCAACAGCAAGGACAACGCTGTCCGGCTGCTGGCCCCTTACCGGGCCAATTTGGAGGCCAACGGCCGCATACAGGCCTATTACGGCAAACAGGAGACGCCCGGCTCATGGACGGAGGACGAGTTCGTCACCAAAGGAGGCGTGGCGTTCCGTGCAATCGGCGCGGGACAGTCGCCCCGGGGTTCGCGCAACGAGGCCATTCGCCCGGACGTGCTGCTCGTGGACGACTTCGACACGGACGAGGACACTAAGAACCCAGACACGATACAGAAGCGGTGGGACTGGTGGGAAAATGCCCTGTATCCGACGCGATCTATCTCGGAACCGACGCTTGTCATCTTTTGCGGAAACATCATCGCCAAAGATTGCTGCGTGGTACGGGCCGGGGACATGGCCGACCACTGGGACATCGTGAACATTCGAGACAGGAACGGAAAATCCACTTGGCCGGAGAAGAACACGGAAGAGTTTATCGACCGCACGCTGTCCAAAATATCCACCAAAGCGGCGCAGGGAGAATACTTCAATAACCCGATTTCCGTCGGGGAAGTATTCGAGACCATCGCCTACGGCAAGGTTCCACCCTTATCGAAATTTAAATTTTTGGTCGCATACGGTGACCCGGCGCCGGGCGAGAGCAAGGGAAAGAAAGGCAAGTCCTTCAAAACGGTCTCGCTGCTCGGCAAACTCGGGGGACGGCTTTATGTCATCAAGACCTTTCTCTCCCAAGCCCTGAACGCCGAATTCATCGGTTGGTATGTCAAACTGTTGGAGTTCGTCGGCGGAAAAGCCACCGTGTATTGCTACATGGAGAACAACAAACTGCAAGACCCTTTCTTTCAGCAGGTGTTCAAACCGCTCGTGGCCAAAGTCCGGAAAGAGCAGAAAATATCGCTTTATATCCGGGGGGACGAGAAGAAGAAAACCGACAAGGGAACCCGGATAGAGGCCAACCTCGAACCCTTGAACCGGGAGGGGAACCTGATTCTCAACGAGGCGGAGAAGGACAATCCGCACATGAAAGAACTGGAAGATCAGTTCAAGCTGTTCACTCTCTCCCTGCGCTATCCAGCGGACGGCCCCGACGCCGTGGAGGGAGGCAACCGCGTCATCGACGAGATCATGCATCGGGCGGAACCGCCGGTGGTCAAGACCCGGAGAGAGTTGCGGAGACGGAACAAACGAAGATTATAACCCTTTAACCCCTATACCTATGAGTCAATTTGTCGAATTGAGGGACTATGACGCGAGTATCCACCGCGACATTCTGGATGCCCTCGTACGGGAGGACGAACCCGTCATCGAAATATGCGAGGACAGGGCTATCGCCGAAATGCGGTGCTACCTGTCGAAACGCTATGACTGCGACAGAATCTTCTCCGCCACCGGGGAGGAAAGGAACCAACTGGTATTGATGATGGTCATCGACATCGCGGTCTATCACATTTTTTGCATACACAACCCGCAGAAGCTGTCGCCTATGCGGAAGGACCGGTACGAACGGGCCGTAGAGTGGATGAAGGCGGTGGCGGCCGAGGAGATCTCCATCGAGGGGGCGCCGCTCCTGCCGGCGGAGGAACGGGCCGGAAACTCGAACTTCCGCATCACAAGCAATCGAAAAAGGACAAACCACTGGTAATCACATAAGACTATGGCAAAGAAACAAAAACGGAATAACCGGGGCATCATCACCGTCGGAGGCAATCTGACGCTTCCCGGACAAAAGAGACCGAATGTCATCGTGCTCACGCAGCCCAAACGGTTCGGCATCGACATCGCCGACTATATGACGGCCATACGCGCCGCCGAGAACGTGGACTATTCAAGGCGATACAAGCTATATGACCTGTATGCCGACATTCTCATGGACACGCACCTCACCTGCGTCATCGAGAAGCGGAAGAACGCCGTGCTCTGCTCCGACATCGAGTTCCGCCGGAATGGCAAGCCTGACGATGCGGTGAACGAACAGATTCGTTCCCCGTGGTTCAACCGGCTAGTCGGCGACATCATCGATGCCAAGTTCTGGGGCTTCTCCCTCTGCCAGTTCTACCGGGAGGGGGAGTGGGTGGACTACGACTTGATACCCCGTAAGCACGTAGACCCCGTAAGGCGGATTATCCTCCGTCACCAGACGGACATCGTCGGCCTGCCGTGGGAGAATTATTCCGACCTGCTGTTCATCGGCAGTCCCGACGACTTGGGGTTGCTGGCGAAGGCGGCGCCGTGGGTGATCTACAAGCGGAATACCACCGGCGACTGGTCGCAGTTCTCCGAGCTCTTCGGTATGCCCATACAGGAGTATGTCTATAACTCCGACGACGAGCAGTCCCGCCAGCGGGCGATAGAGGACGCCGCGAATATCGGAAGCCTCGCACAGTTCTTCCACGACGAGGACACCAAACTCAATTTTATAGAAGCCGGCAATAAGACCGGTTCGGCCGATGTCTACGAACGGCTCTGCGAACGGTGCAACAACGAGATTTCCAAACTCGTCCTCGGTAATACGCTGACGACCGAATCCTCGGAAAACGGCACGCAGGCTTTGGGTACTGTCCACAAAAAGGTGGAGGACAAAGTGGCCGAGGCTGACAAGCGGTATCTCCTCGATGTGCTCAATTACGACATGGCCGATATTTTCGCCCGCATGGGCATCGACACGGCCGGGGGGAACTTCTGTTTCCCGGAGAAGAAGGAGATAGACCCCACGGCGAAGGTCAATATCCTCACGCAGATCGCCCGGCAGTTCGACCTGCCGGTCTCCGACGACTACCTCTACGAGGAGTTCGGCATCGAGAAGCCGGCCGACTACGACCGATTGAAAAGAGAGCGGGAAGAGGCGCGGAAAAGGGAAGAGGCCGCCGCTAAGCGGCTTCAACAGCAGCAACGGCAAAAACCGGAGGAGGAAGAAATAGAGGAGCCTGCCCCGGACCCTAAGCCCGACTCCAAGCGCAAAAAATCCTTCCGCGACCGGCTGGCCCGTTTTTTCGGAAAAGCCCCGTCGGGCGGCGGGGCAGTTTTAGACTGGTAGTCGACCGCCTTTATGAGGCGAAGGAGGGTGAGGTCTCCTCGGGCTTCGAGTTCTCCGGCGAGGTGTTGCGCCGCGCCTTGCGGAACATATACGGCAAGAACTTCCACCCGATGACCGACATCGAGATAAACCTGTTCAACGAGATTTGCGACCGGATAAACGAGGCCGCCCGAAAAGGACTCGACGAATCCGGGACTGTGGATCCGGACGACGACTTCCGCACGGCCATTCTGCGGAACAACGAGGTATTCGCGGCGTTCAAGGTACACCGCATGCAGAACGACATGGCACGCCTGCTGTTGGATTCGAACGGCAATCTAAAACCGTTCGAACAGTGGCGGAAGGAGGTGATGCCCATCGCCTCGCATCAGGTGGGGCAGTGGCTGCGTACCGAATACAATACGGCGGTCTTGCGGGCCCATCAGGCGGCCGACTGGCAGCAGTTCGAGAGGGAGAAGGACGTGCTGCCCAATCTGCGGTGGATGCCTTCCACCTCGGTCAATCCCGGGAAGGACCACATGGTATTCTGGGGGACGGTGCGACCCATCGATGACCCGTTCTGGAACGAGCACCGCCCGGGCGACCGCTGGAACTGCAAGTGCGACCTCTCCTCGACGGACGACCCGGTGACCGAAATCCCCGACTTCACAAGAAAGGACAACCCGCACCCCGGGCTGGACAACAATCCGGGAAAGGACGGCAAACTGTTTTCCGACACTCACCCGTATATAGCGAACGCCTATCCGGGAGCTAAAAAAGCCGTGAAAAAGTTCTTGGAAGATAATGTCCACTACACGCTCATTCCTACAAAACGGGGAATGTTACGCATCCACGACGGGCACGGCAAAGTAGAGAAAGCTGAAAATATCCGTATAGGCAAGTTCCTTGTGGAGAAACACAACTATACGATAGACCTGTTGGACAATCCCAACGACAAAAAGAGCGCCGATAGCTACAATTGGACACTGGGAATCACTCAGGAATACAAGCTAAATTCAACTCCCACCAAAAATTCTATCGACAAACTGATTCGTGATGGGAGCAAGCAGGCTGATCATTTGGTGTTATGGATAGACTCCGAAATTTCATTGGAAGATATAGCCACAGCTTTGCGTTCTCGTGTAAGGAGATGTGAGAATCTTAGGACTATAACTATTGTACAAAATGGGAAAGATGTATTGCTTTCTCGTGA